ACCAATGCGTCTTCAATCATACGCAACTGGTTTACTGGTTTAATTGCTTTATTGAGATGTGAAAGAACTGTCCCTTTGGACATATCTACTAGTCCAGATGGACAGTATGTAATAGAATCTGAAGTAATCTTAATTCCATCAGATGTTCCTACATTTTGTTCCCAACCTTTGTCATTGTAGATGTAGAAATCATCTACTTTCTTTACAACATCAATACCAGTTTTTTTATCAATATCTTTTTTGTTTTCACGAACCTTCTTAATTTTACGAGGGTCAATGTAACGTAGTTCTTTAAGTCCCTTGCGAGGATTGTTTGAATCAATTACCTTATGGTAATACATTCTTCCATCCACATACCAACGTCTAAAGATATCATGTCCTTTAGCATTAAAGTCTAAAAGGTGAAGAATTTCATTGAACTCTTCACGAATCTTTTGTTTGATTTGTGGGGATACGTCTAAACGGTCAAGTGATACTGATACTGATTGGTCTCTTTCATCAGAGACGATTGCTTCATTTACAATATCTTCAATTGCACTATCACACTCTGGTTGTTGTGCAATGTCACGATATCTACGAATTAGGTCAAGTTCATTACGGTCACGACCATCCATGTCCAAGACAGAGGCATAATGTCCTCCACCCGAAACTACGTCAAGTGTGCCGTCATCAGTAGTAGGGGCAGTGAATGCATCACTACCCTTACTCTGATTAGCTCTTGTAATTCTGAAACCAAAAAGTTCCGCCATACTATAAGTCTCCTAAGTTTTACCCTACTATTTAGTAGGTCTGTAAAACCTTAAATTGTTGGAGAAGTGAATGAAGTGTATCTCCATGTCACGTCAAATGTTTCGATTTCGTTTGCTGTATCGTATGATAGGTCAATCTGTGTAACAGCTGTAGGCCATACGTTTCTCATCGTATACTGTTTCAGAATGTTATCATCTCTATCTAGTTGTTCTACTGTAATATCAGCAGTGTAGTCAGATACATTGACAAGTCCTGTATTTTCGTCCAAGTCATTGATACCATTCATCCAACGTTCTATCGCATTACGAACCATGAAGTCAGTGTCATTAATGACAGTCGTAGTCCAATTTTCAAACTCTCTATCACCAGCAAGGTAAAGTGTTCTACCTCTGAACTGAATAGGAACTTCACCGATTGTCTGTCCTGGCAAAGAAGTTGCCTTACACAGGAATGACGCACGATTAATGTCTAATCCAGTTGCGATTGCTGGGGGAGTTGTAATAATAACACGATATTGGTTGGCACGAGCACCACCACCGATAAGGTTTGCTTTAAAGTCGTCAATACTAGCCATTTTTTATCTCCTTATCCACCAATCTCACTGAAAGAAACACCAGTTCTAACAGCAATAAAGTTAAGTGTAATGAAGTTGATTGAACGAGCAGGTTTGATGTAGATGTCTGCAACAAACTCATTTCTATCAATTACTTCACCAGTGTTATTTGTTTCATCTGCAACAACAGAGAAATCTGTGATACCACGTCTACCTTGAACGTCTCTCAAGAATGGTTCAACCAAGTTTCTGAACTGAGCACGAGTAAACTCATCGTTGAATTCAAACAACTGGAATTTCGCAGCAGTTGAAATCGCCTTTTCAAGAACAATGAACAATCTACGAACATTGATTCTATCAAATGCAGACGGTCTAGACAATGCAGTCTTGTCACCGAAGAGAACTGTTCCTTGGACTGGGAATGTAACAACAGGGTTGATACGAGCAGGATAAAGAATATCTCTTTGTGCCTTAGTTGGGTTAAACGCAAGTTTCACTGCACCACGAATCTGTCCTCTGTTATAACCAGCAGGAGAGAACCAAGGGTCAGCAACGTTATCAGTATTTGCAGCAAGACCAGCAATGTCACCATTCAATGGAACGTAACGATAAACATCGTTATACTTGTCATACATATACTTGTATCCAGAATCGAATACTGCATAAGAAGACGAAGCAAGTCCATCAAAGAATGCTTTTACATTAGTAGTCTGAGTTGCACCAGAAGTTACACCCACAACATCTGCACGTCTTGGTGAGATGAAACCAACACAATCTTTACGAAGTTCGCAAAGGTCAATGATGTTAGTTGCGTGAGTTACACCGTCTGCACCAGTAGGAGCAGGCCCTGCCATTACTAGGTTTACGTCAACTGTTTCTGTGTCTGAGAAGATATCATATGCAAGGTCAAGTTCTCCAACAGTAGGTGCAAGGTCATCAGCACCAATTGACAATGTGTCAACGATTGGAAGGTCTTGTGCAACGAAAGTTGTATCAGAACCAGCAGATGTAAGGTTTGAACCCCAATCTGTTCCAGTTGTGTCATGGTCAGTCCACCAAACATACGATGAACCTCTGTTCACTGTAGTTGGGTAGAAAAGTGTAGTTCCAGAAGCATCTTTTGCATTTGGATGCTTAGATTGGAATGCAAACTGTTCAATAACAGCAAGTGTTCTGTTACCAGCAACATCAATGTCATAACCAGTGATTTCACCAGTTGTGTCATACACTACAATATGCAGTTCGTCAGCAGCAGATGCCAGACCGTTTGCTTTTGCCCAGTTTGAGGTGCCTGGAGCAGCATCAAATAGGTCATAGAATCTCCAACGTCTACGAATTGCAGTATCATCTGCGATTGCAGAATGGAGACCACCACCGTTTGGATTGTCTAGTTGACGAATAGTCAATGTGTTTACAGCAATTCCAGTTACTTCATACTGGTGTCCAGCAGATTCTTGGAAATATACAATGTCACCAACTTGGAACTCTGTTCCGTCATCAACATCAATTGTTGTGTCACCAGCAGTTGTTCCCGAAGGTTCGTTTACTAGTGAAGTTACTGTTTCTTCATATGCGTTTGCAGAAGCACAGATTGAAACTCCGATAGAGTTACCCCATGCGCCTGGATACTTAGATGCCCAGTTACCGAATGAACCAGAACCATCTGCATAGTTATCTTCATAATATGTGTCATTGGTGATTCTTACACCAAGTTTTACAACTATTACAGCAGCATTAGCTGGTGCAGTTGTGAATGAAATAGTAGTTCCCGATACTGTGAAAGCAGTAGAAACAGTTCCGTCAACAGTCACGTTAAGTAGACTTGCATCAGATACAGACTGACTCATTGTAAAGTCAGTTGTTGAACCGTCACCTGTTCCAGACAGAAGGGATGAACCACCGTTTGCAATAGCGTTTCTCGCACCTGTTTCGGCACGAACAACACGCAATGCATTACCGTATTGTAAAAAGTTAGCGGCAGTAAACCACATCTCAAAGTTACTTGAGTTAGGTTTACCAAAAGTCTCGACAAGTTCTGCTTCAGAACCGATAGGAACAATTGTGTTCATTGGGCCTTTTTGGAAGGCACCAGCAATTGCACCAATAGAGGTTGCAACGGCAGGAACAACATTTGTCAAGTCTATCTCTTTGACGAGCACGCCAGGGGATACTTGAAATGCCATCTCTTATTCTCCTTTATGGATTCAATAATCTAAGGTTTTCCTCAAATTTACACTTATATTTATAAAATAGGTATTCTTCAGACTTAAATTTATAGGTTAGTGTGCATATAAATAGTTTTATGTCTGAATTCTACCAAAAATATAAAGAGACAATCAAGAAAGTTTCCCAAAGGAATTACAGAGCTCGAAAGATATGGGTTAATGAATACCTATCCGATAAGTTCTGTCACTACTGTGGAGAATCTGAAACTGCCTGTCTCCAGTTCTTTCCCCACGAGGGGGAAATACGCAAACGCACCAAACGTAAAGGATTAAATGAAGAATCCAGAAAAGAAGTTGTTGGTCTCATCAAAGAATCCAAGGTTGTTTGTGCGAATTGTTTTCTAAAACTAGAAAACGATATTATTGACATTATGTAGGTATTTGCAGTTTTCTACCAATCAGAGTCGTGTGAACGAACCACTGGACTCCAACGAGTTCCATACTCATCAATCACAGTTTCCCCATAGGGGTCATCTACACCATTGTCCATAAATCCAAATGGTGCCATGTCCTGTTCTAATTGGTTTTGTTGTTCTGCAAACATTCTAGCACGAATGTCATCATCTGTTAATTCTTTAAAATATGTCTGTTGAACCATCCATGCAAACAATACACAACACATTGCAAGGTCATCTGAGTGTCCATCTTCTGCCTCAAAGGTTTGTCCTTTAAGAATAAAGGTAGAGAACTCATTGATTAGGTCATAATCATTGATAATTAGTTTGTCTGATTCAATAATTTGTTTAAGGTTAGAACATCCTAGTTTCTTAACTGCTTTAGTGGTTCTAACACCTAGTTGTGCCTTCCCACCAGAGAAGCCACCCCCTAGAACCTGTCCTGCCCGTCCTCTCATGGATGCCATGATAAGGTTTTCGTATTCTAGGTCAAACTGTAATGCAGTCGCAACTTGTTCACCAATATCGTTTACCTCAACCAATGTATATGCTTGATTGTATGCAGTTGCAACATCATGAATAATATTTGGATAGAGTAAAGGTTTAATTTCGTTGTTACGATATTTACCTACAATACGATAAGGAACTGTTGTTACATCAAATATAACAAATGCAGAATAGTCATTACTAGTTCCTCTTGCAACGTCACACACAATAGTATATTGGTGTCCACTCTGTGGATTCTGATAGATATCCAATCCAGCATTTGATTTGATTGGATTATGAAATGCCATTGTCTTAATCTTAGATGGATGTATCAGAGTATTTGCAGAACCTAAGAACTCACATTCAAATTGCCTTTGGAACTGTTCTTGTGAAGTGTTTGCAATTGTTTCTGCTTTCCACTTCTCATCTCTGCCTGGCACTTGACTCCAGTGAACATCTACGATATTATAAGAGTTACGTTTATTCTCTGC